TTATTATATTCTTGTATATTGAGATCTATCATTCATAATTTTGTTTCTACTAATGTTGAATGATTTGTTGATCTTATATGAATTTATATTTAGGTGCCGAATTTGAGATATATAGTTTCTCGTGATATAAACATGTCAAAATCACTTATGTTGAACATAATGTTTCTTAAGGATTGTATGATTACTACCCGTTTTAATTAATAGGCTCTGTCATATATCTAACTTGAAACTCGTTTTTGGTGTTTTCTACAAATACCTGCAGTTGAGGATCTGCAAATCAAATTATGTTACTTAATTTGGCAAATTAAGTAGCTATCCAGGCTTTTTAGCCCGAGATAACAGGTATTGTATCTGTTTGAATCTCGTTCGTTCTGCCATGTTCTGTTGTAGTCAGTCTCTACACTCTTTGAAAAGCTAGAGTAAAACGCTTTTCATCTGTTGTGATCAGTCTTCACATACCTAACATGCTGGTGTGATCGCATGTAACCGTTATTGGCGGTTTGTAGTCAATAAACCATTCTTATGGGTTAGTTCATAGGAATAGTGGTAATCTATAAAATCTTTGTGAGAAGGTTCGATTAATATCCGAAAAATGTTAATAGAATCTCATGAAGACCTTTACCCTTCTTGATTGCTGAGGTTAACCGCAATTAGTCTATGTGCAGACTTTAAAGCAAGCTGGCATTCAGTAATGCTAGGACGACCTACCGTAAATGGTCTCGGGAGTTTGGGCTCCCATGAACACAGTGAGATTTAGTTGGATACATGAAGGAAGGATGACTCGCTCTCCTTTCTGATTGGATAAGGCTATTTTGAACTGCAATTAATCCCACCCCCTGGCAACATCCGGGTCTCGCCCCCGTGTTGTTAGTATTCTTTATGGTAAGCTTAGTGTGAAGTAACCTGAGTTCTATACTGTTGGCTAGTAAGAGTTTTGCATACCTGTACGATCAAGGACTGAAGAAGCACAATCGAATTTCAGTATCATTAGGACCCCAATTTCCGTAAGTTGTTCGGAAGTTAAAGCCCTAATTAACGCTGAAGCTAGAAGCAAACGCCTATTCTTTACCTCGTATGGTTGTGTATATATTCGCTGTTTTCACGACTAGTTGGTATAGACATCAATGTGTAACATGGACAAGTGTAATCAAATTCAATTTAATACAACTCGAACCTTTAACGCTAGCTTGGCTTTTAGCCCTGTTAGCACCGATGAAGATTGTACCCCAATGGTACAATATAAGTCACAAAATCGAAACTCTTGGTTTTTGGTATTAGTGAAAGGAAATGGTATCTCTATTTCAGAGATACTACCGTCTGAGTATAAAAATGTCGAAAATTATAAGAAATATGGCTATAAGGTTGCATCATCCGGCATGGTGCAAAATCGTTTTTATTTGTTTCAACCACACTTATCGCGCTGGCAAGTCAATCAATATGTTTCACATATTGAGAGACCCAACAGCATTGGCAAAAATAGATCTAAGACAAGTAAGAAGCATAAGAAGATGACAAATTTTGAATCTCAAGGTTTGTTTGATTATGTTTCAAGCTTGTTTAAATCCGTTTCGAATCTCCCCTCCACAATGCGCAAAGCAGAGGAAGTAATTGATATTGCTCACAGTGTTGCAAAACCTGTGAATGATAAAGTATTACGACCAATGTTTAGTGCATCGAATCTCGCAAAAGAATTTTTTGAAAAAATATATGATTTATGTAAATGGTTTTTAAGTGAAGTTATAATGGGTGATGGTTTAAAACCCCTTGCCTGGCGTCTTTTTATTTTTAAATTTGTACCTTTGTTATATAAGTTTTTGAAGAATGAATCTCCCTCTGAATCTAAATTTGAAGCTCAATCTCTTGACAGTTTAATCATGGCATCTCTTTTTTCAGGTGTGATAGGCTCACGTTTATTGCATTTATTTAAGAATATGTCATTGTTTACACGTATCAAAATTTTGGACGATTTAAGCTTTGTTCAAGACTGTATGGCTTACATACTAGAAATTCCGTTTCTAGTAGCTATATGGCTTAAACACAAAAGCAAACAAGAATCCAAACTGTTTGATAATTGTCACTGGTTCGCTGAAGTGTATTCAAAATACATTTTAGAGAAAATCCCTTTTACCCGTATGAATAGAATGTCTGGTAGATTTGAATCTCTCTTTCGTATCTATAATGAAAACAATTCTGTTCTTTCTGATACAAAATTTCAAGAAGAGTGGGAGTCATTTTTTGATGACTACTCAACTTGGAAGGATGTATATCTCAGTTTTGCTAAGAATCTCCCCGTTAAAATGATGCATATCTCTAAGAAAATAGTAGATTTTAATATTCGTTATTTAACTTATAAAAATGCAACAAGATCTGAACCTCTCTGTTTTTTGTTTTATGGACCCCCCGGGTGTGGTAAATCCACCATGCTCTCTCAACTCGTGAAAGAAATAGGTGTACACCGCACAGTGTATACTCATGCCTCGTATCAAGATCGTGACTTTTATGATCACTATAACAACGAAGATGTCTTCGTCATGGATGACATCGGTCAGAAAGGAGTTTATCAATGGTCTGATATCATAAATATGGTATCTACTATACGTTATCCTCTCAACTGTGCTGAAGCTACGAAGAAAGGTACCAAACACTTTTCTTCGTCTTTCTTATTGTTTACTTCTAATGTCAATCCTGC